CAAGACATTCCGTGTCGTGAGCGTGACCAATAGCACCACAATGGTGATCACTCCCCCGATCATTGGCGCACAAAGCACCCCAACTGATGCTGAACTGCAATACAAGAACGTGGAAGTGTCTGTACCATCCAACACAGCCGCCATCACCTTCTTGAACGTCAACGCAGCTTCTGTGAACGTGTTCTGGCAGCGTGATTCCTTGGAAATCTTGCCTGGCCGTTACGCAGTGCCTTCTGACGCTGGTGTCGCAGTTTTGCGTGCATCTACCGATCAAGGTATTGAGTTGGTCTTGCAGAAGTTCTATGACATCGATAGCATGACCATCAAGTACCGCATGGACACATTGTTCGGTGTGGTCAACAAGAACCCTGAGATGTCCGGCATCTTGTTGTTCAACCAGTAATCTGGCCAAAAAACTGGGGGGCTTCTGCCCCCCTTTTTCCAATAGGAGATCATCATGCCATTGACAAAAGGTTATTCAAGCAAATCCATCGGCAAGAACATCAAAGCCGAGAAAAAAGCAGGCAAGCCTATGAAACAGGCTGTGGCCATTGCTTTGAACGTTGCCACAAAAGCAGCCAAGGCCGCAGGCAAGCCCAGTAAAGCGCCAAAGAAGGCCATGAAATGAAGGCCGGTTTGTATGCCAACATTCACGCCAAGCGTGAGCGTATTGCAGACCAGAAGGCCGCAGGCAAAACCCCTGAGCGCATGCGCAAGCCTGGCACAAAGGGCGCACCTACTGCCGCAGCGTTCAAAGCAGCCGCCAAGACTGCAAAGCCAATGAAAAAGAAGGCCAAGTGATGCAAGATAACATCCTCGTTCCAAAATACCGTAAAAATAAGAAACCAGTCAAGGTGCGCAAGCCATCAAAGCCTATTGATGGCATTAACCATCGCCTTCTGGCCGAGCAAGCTGCCAAAGCAGCAGAATCTCAAGCTCAAGAAGTAGTGGACATTGAGCCAGTCGATGACTCAGCGCCAACCCGAGAAGAACTGGAAGCCAAGGCCACAGAACTCGGAATTCGCTTTGATGGTCGCACAAAAGACAAAAAACTGGGACAATTGATCCAAGACAGATTGTCTGAGAACACAGGAGAATGACATGGGATGGACCAAGCGCCAATTCGTCGCACAGGCCTTTGAGGAAATTGGCCTTGCCTCCTACGTCTTTGATCTGACTCCAGAGCAGTTGCAGTCTGCCCTTCGCAGACTCGACACGATGATTGCTGCATGGAATGCCCTTGGCATTCGCCTCGGCTACCCACTGCCATCAAGCCCACAAGACAGCGATCTGGATGAGCAGACCAACGTGCCTGACTCATCCAATGAGGCCATCTACACAAACTTGGCCATCAAGCTGGCACCAAGCTATGGCAAGCAAGTCATGCCTGACACCAAGATGACAGCCAAAGAGTCGTACAACACCTTGCTGTCGCGTGCGGCCATGCCAATGGAGCAGCAATTGCCAAGCACAATGCCAGCAGGCGCAGGCAACAAGCCTTGGCGCGTATACGACAATCCATTCATCCGTCCACCATACGATCCAGTCTTGGCCGGTCAAGATGGTCCACTCGAATTCAACTGAGGAAACACAATCATGCCAACCATCAACCAACTATCGGGAATCAGCCAAGTCTCTGGCGGTGATCTCCTGCCAGTCTACGTCTCAAACAATGGCGATGCTCGCAAGGTTTCGATCACGCAGTTGCTGCAATACTTCCAGCAAGTCTTTGCAGCTCCAACTGTGGCCACAAACCTGTACACACCAGGCACTGGCTTTAATATCACAGTTCCAACACCAACCAGCGAACAGCAGTGGATGATCCTCCAGCCTGCTGGAACTCTGGCCGCAGGCACAATCACATTGCCATTGAACACTGGCGTGCCAGATGGCACACAGGTGCTCATCACAAGCACACAGACCATTACCAGTTTCACAATTGCTCTGAATGGCGCAGCGGCTATTTTTGGCCCTGTCTCCACTCTAACCGCTGGCGCTGCAATCTGCTACAGGTTTTATCAAGCCACAAATTCTTGGTACAACGTCACCAATGAGACATCTGGGTACAACGCAGCAATTCAAGCGTTTTTGAACAGCCCAAGTTCTGCAAATCTTCGTGCTGCTGTTACAGATGAAACAGGAACTGGCGCACTTGTGTTTGCCAATACTCCAACATTGGTGACACCAGACATTGGCGCAGCTACTGGCACAAGTTTGACGGCCACAGAAACAATTGTTTCGACAGGAACGGCTGGTGTTGGTTATGGTGCTGGAGCTGGTGGGACAGTCACTCAAGGCACCAGTCGGACAACTGGCGTGACTATCAACAAAACATCTGGTGCAATCACGTTATTCAGCGCAGCAGGTTCGGCTACAGCTGCGACCTTCACTGTGACCAATAGCACCGTGGCAGCAACAGATGTAATCATCCTGAACCAAAAATCAGGCACTGATTTATATGACCTGAAAGTCACATCAGTTTCTGCTGGTAGTTTCAACATCACATTCAACACAACTGGCGGCACAACTACAGAGCAGCCGGTTTTCAACTTTGCAGTCATTAAGGCTGTTGCAGCTTAAACCCACAGGAGCAAAAATTATGTTTATCCAGCCAAGCCTGACCCAAAATCAAGTCGATGTGATTCTGCCTGTTGGCGAGTACATTAGCATCGGCAACACCGGAAACGAACCAACTACAGTTCAACTGCAAACAGCTTACCCAGGCCAACTGTGGCTGTACTCCACCATTGGAACGCTATTCAACACTGCGCAGACATTCGGACCTTATACAGAAGAGCGAACCATTCGCATTGACAACCGCAATGCGACTGTCGAGTACAGCATTGGCACACAACCCCAGCTGCGCAGCTTTCCTCAATTGGTAATTGAGAACAAAGGACCAATTGGATTGGTCGAGCCTGCTAGCACATTCGTGACTTTGACATACAACAACAACGCAGGCAAAGTTCGTTTGAACAGCGCTGGCGCTCATGGCCTCACAGCAGCCGTGGCAGTTGGTGAAAACGTCTATGTGACATGGAGTGGTGGCACAGGCGTGACTGGTTTGTACCCAGTCACAGCATTGGACACTGACACCACAGGAACAGCAGTCACTATTGATCTGGCTTATAGAAGCGCCACCGCCACGATCACCATTGCAGCGCCTGGCGTTGTGACATGGACAGATCATGGTCTTTCTGTCAACGACACGATTCGCTTCACGACCACTGGCGCATTGCCAACAGGCTTGGCCATCAACACGACATACTATGTAAAAACCGTGTTGTCTACAAATACCTTCACCGTGTCGGCATCCGCAGGCGGTGCAGCCATTACCACCAGCGGCACACAGTCCGGCACACAAACTGCTCTGGTCTGGTACGGCACAGCAGTCGTGGCCGTGGCCAACACAGCAGTCACTTTGTCATCTGTCACAGTGCCAGGCTGGTCAATTGGAATTGGTGGACAGATAGAAGTCAATGCACTTTTCAGCTTGACCAACAGTGCCAATGCCAAAAACCTGAATATGACTTTTGGTGGAAGCGCAATCTTCACATTGGCCTCAGCCAACGTTGCAAGCGTATCTGTTCAAAAAGAGATTGTTAATCGTGGCGGCTCGCAAATTGTCTCAAGTGCAGTTGGCGCAACTGGCCACGGAGCATCAACAGGTACTGTCTTGACACTAAGTGTTAACACCAATGTTGACCAAACATTTGCAATCACTGCTCAACCAACAACTGCAAATGAGCTGGTTCAATTGGAATACTACAGCTTGCAAGCTATCTTCTGATCATGGCCACCAAAGACTCAAGACTCGCTCGCGTTGGTGTGGAAGGCTACAACAAGCCAAAACGCACACCATCGCACCCCACCAAAAGTCACGTTGTCGTGGCCAAGGCCGGTGACCAAGTGAAGACAATTCGCTTTGGTCAGCAGGGCGTGTCTGGGTCTCCAAAGAAGGAAGGCGAGTCAAAGGCATCCGAGGCTCGTCGAGAATCATTCAAGGCCCGACACGCTGAGAACATTGCCAAGGGCAAGATGAGCGCAGCATATTGGGCCAACAAGGTCAAGTGGTAAGCCATGCAAAT